GTACTGAAGACTAAAAAAAAGGGGGCTTTAAGCCCCCTTTTTACTTTAGAGGCTTTGTTTAAATTACATCTGTAAATAACGTTGCATCTACTAACTTCACAGAGACGTTTTGTCCTGCAGTTCTTCTCCACGCCCACGCATAAATACCTGTAGGTATTGTAGAGAAAGTTTTATCCGCCCATTTTGTATATGTACCGTTCTCACTGCTACTCCAATAAAAGGCTGAATAGCCGCTTCTCTTATTAAAATAAAGCCCGGCATAAAAAGCATCAAAAGTCCCAGGCCTATAATATGTGGTCCAGCCCTGACTTCCACTCTCATCTACAGAAGAGTTAGCAGTAGCATTATTATCTCCTCGTATAGCTATATAATTATCCAAGGCACTTTCTGCTGGATCATCTAAGTTATTGCCAGTTTCAGTATAATCGAAGCAAAATCCTGCGGCTTTACGGTTACTTAAGTTTCCGCCCACCCCTGAGAAATATAGTTTAATAAATATACGATCGGTTGGGGCGTCCGTCCAATTACTAGTAGTTAAAAAATTATGCTCTGGTGAAAATGCCTTGAAGTTAGTACTTGTCCCTGAGCCAGTGTACGTTAGAGTACTGGAGTTATACGTAGTTGAGTACCCAGACTCTGCAACAGCTCCCGAGTTTGCCCAGCTTGTTCCATGCTGTGATACAACAGCTAGATTATCTTTAACGTTAGTATCGTATAAAGTTTCTGGATTATAGGTAAAAGTTGCTATTCCATTCGAATTTACTCCTCGAATTATGCTTTTAGTAGAAGACGAAGCAGCATTTGTCGAAGACCCATCGCCTATTGCTGCGTAATATGTTCCGTTTGCCATCACACGGCTTCTGGTTGAATCGTAGGTTCCGTTTTTCCAGTAATGCACCTTTTTAGTATTTCTATCAAGCATAAGGGAGTAGGTATCTCCTCCGGTGCTAGAATACTCTCCTCCATAGTGTCCTGGGTAAGAACCAACTGTAGTAACATCCCTTAAGTTGTTATCAGAGTTAGTTTTTGATGTACTTATAAAACCTGCCGCATACTCTCCCTGAGAAGAATTAGTTGTAAACTCATAATATACTGGAATAGTTGATTGATTATCTGCAACAGTGTACGTAGTATGAGTAGCAGAAAGAGTTCCTAAATTACCATCATTATATACCTCTATATTATTTCCATTATTATTTAATTGCCAGCCCGAGCCACTAGTGGAATAACTATTAGTTGTAGTCCAATTTACATATTCATAAAAACTCAGTAAAAACGTTGAAGAAGCACTATTAGTTCTTACGCCATCAAAAGCCTTAAATCTAGCAGTAAATGTTCCGGCATTAGAACTATTAGTACTTGGAGTTACTGTAAAGGTGCCCCCACTTTGGGTAATTGTAGCTTGAGCTTGATTAGAGGGGCTGGTATCATGACTATAAGAAACATCAAATCCTTCTGGGTCTGTAGCTGCTACTGTAACAGTAGTTGCTGTTCCATCAGCCGCTAAGCTGTAAGAAGCTGCTGGACTAGTGGTGAATTCAGGAAGCGTATTTTTTCCACTAAAAATTCTATCCCACTCTGTACCGTCCCAGCCGTAAAAGGCTTTCACATCTGTTACAAAAGCTAAATCTCCCCCCGTATTTCCAGAAGAAGGAAGAGCTGCTATATTTGCATATGTAGTGACGCCACCGCCCCCGCCTCCACTGCTTGAGGAAGTAATATCCCACACTTCTGTAGTACTATCATATGTATAAGTTCTTCCAGCTACTGTGATGGTAGCCCCGTTACTGGGATTGTCTGTAAAATCAATTGCCATTTTTATGTCTCCATTGTTCTATAAAATTCATACTTACGCTTTTTTTATGATAACCAAGCGGGCATATTTGAGGAGCCTAAAATTCCTCTATAATAGTCATGTATTTTTTGCATATTAGTTGTAGATAAAACAGTATCATATACAATAAGCGCTCTAACATGGTGGGCTAATCTAAATGCTGAAGAAGTATATCCATTAAAGTCTGTGCCACTAGGAAATACAGCCCCTGACAATATAGCAGTATTATACTTAGATTGCTCAGCAGCCTCAAATACTGCATCTCTAGTAGTCAGATTGGTACTACCATTAACTCTATGTTCTATACTTTCTCCACTATGAGCGTTAAAGGTAGTCGGAACAGTAGTTTCACCGTCTCGGAATACAAAAGCATAAGTACTCGTATTACTACCATAGCTCCACAAAAGAGTATAATTTACTGTAGTCGGTGTGTGATAAATTAAAATAACAGTTTTAGCTTTTCCACTCCCTGTACCCGTAAGTGCAGTAGGAAATTCAAAATTTCCTACGTTCTGCCCCCCAGCCGCAAATTGCATCGCAGCTACGCCATGAGCGGTTGTGCTAGAAGAGTATGTTCCGCCAGAAAAAGTTATATTGTTACTATTTGAGCTAATATCAGTCCACGTGGTACCTGAGCCCCCATAACTACTAGAGTCTCCAAAGTCCCAGTATCCTATTAAACCTGCTATACTAGAAGGTCCAAAACTTAGTGAAAATATTGAGGATGCACTATTCGTTCTTACACCATCAAAAGCCTTAAATCTAGCTGTAAATGTTCCCCCATTAGAAGTATTAGTACTAGGAGTTACTGTAAATGTACCCCCGCTTTGAGTAATTGTAGCTTGTGCTTGATTAGTTGGGGAAGTATCGTGGCTGTAAGTAACAGCAAAACCTTCTGGATCTGTAGCTGCTACAGTAACAGTAGTTGCTGTACCGTCGGTGGCAAGGTCATAGCTAGCCGCTGGACTAGTAGTAAACTCAGGAAGCATATTTTGTCCACTAAAAATTCTATCCCACTCTGTGCCGTCCCATACATAAAGAGCTTTTACATCGGTTACAAAAGCTAAATCTCCACCAGTATTTCCAGAAGAAGGAAGAGCTGCTATATTTGCATATGTAGTTACACTACTACCTCCCGAGCTGCCAGAAGCAGGGTAAAACTCAACCCATTGGCTACTAGTTCCATCATCGTAGTAAATATAAGGTACTAGTTCAGTTGTATCAAACCACAAGTCTCCGCTAGAAGGACTGCCCGGAGCTGTGTCAGAGATCGCCATAGGAGACCCAGTACCATTACTGCTAGCAGTAATTTTCCACTTTGCAGCGGAACTATTATAAGTATAAGTCCTTCCGTCTGCTGTTATTGTGTCTCCATCGCTGGGACTGTCTGTAAAATTGATTGCCATTTTATTCTTCCTTTTTTATTTATAATCGTCTACGAGGCTTCTTATTATATTATGATGACCATGTGGCCATATCGACACCTTGGTCGTCAAAGTAGTTGTGTATTGTTTCCAAATTAGACTCAGTTAGGATAGTATCGTAGCAAAGAACCGCTCTTACGTCACTTGCACTTCTATAGCTCGCACTCGGAAAAGCCTGCCACTTGGCAGAATTACCACTATTGTAGTCAGCCTTCACACCTTGAATAACATTTGTATTAAATTTACCATTAGTCATAAGAGAGTAGAACTGCCCCGTAGTAGTTGCTTCAGTGTTGTTTACGGCTACACTGTACGACTCTCCTGCCCAAAGACTATGACCTGCCCTTTGCTGCGCAGTAGAAGAACCCGACCCGGCTAATGCAAAATATGAACCACTGTCGCTAATACCCATAAAAAGAGTGCCGCTGGATCTAGCCCATATAAATACCCAAGTTTTTGTTGATAGAGCTATACTACTGGGTACTTGAAAATTACCTACACCAGAAGAACCGCTTGCAAACTCGAAATACGCCCCGGATGTCCCTGCAGTCCCTTGTAAAGTATAATTAGAAAGAGTCATGGTTTCATTATTACCTACTAGAGATGTCCATGTACTTCCGGACCCAGAATAACTACCTGTTTTACCTACATCCCAATAGCCAATTAGTCCGGGACTATATGGCACAAAGCTTAGCGAGAATGTTGAAGAAACGCTGTTCGTTCTTACACCATCAAAAGCCTTAAATCTAGCTGTAAATGTTCCGGCATTAGAAGTAGTAGTACTAGGAGTTACTGTAAATGTACCGCCACTCTGAGTAATTGTAGCTTGTGCTTGATTAGAAGGGCTGGTATCGTGACTATAAGTAACAGCAAAACCTTCGGGGTCTGTAGCAGCTACAGTAACAGTAGTTGCTGTACCATCTGAAGCTAAACTATAGCTAGCCGCCGGACTAGTAGTAAACTCAGGTAGTGTGTTTACTCCGCTAAAAATTCTATCCCACTCTGTACCGTCCCATCCATAAAAAGCTTTTACATCCGTTACAAAAGCTAAATCTCCGGCAGTATTTCCAGAAGAAGGAAGAGCTGCGATATTTGCATATGTAGTTACACTACCCCCTCCGTCACTAGCTGCCGCGGATGCTTTCCACTTAGCACTACTGCTCTCATACGTGTACGTTTTACCGTTCGCTGTTATTGTATCCCCATCGCTAGGATTGTCTGGAAAGTTAACTGCCATTTTATTCTCCTGATATGCTAGTTATGAAAAACTGAATACTAAATATAGGTTGGTACCTGCGGTGCTGGAGCCTACTTGAGTTATATTTACTGTTATATAGTCGCCTTGAGAAAACGCTGTAGTATCACTATTATTGACACTAGACGTGGCTCCGTCAGCAATTGTTATTGTTTTAAAGGCACTCCCAGCACCATTTTTAATTAAATCTATAGTAGCCGCTGCTCCAGCCGGTGCAGTGTCTACAAAAGCATGTATGGAATCAAGCGTAAAAGAGTCATGCAAATATAGTCGTTTCGAGCCCGTAGTTACAGCAAGAGTACCATCATAACTATATGTTTTTATAAACGCAGAGCTTCCTGTTGAATCTGCCGCAGGAGCCCACTCACTTCCATTCCACTTTAGTACTTGACCGCTACTTGGACTCGTACTACTTACATTTGTTAGATCCGACAAAACACCAGATACAGTTCCTGAGTCAGGGTTCGCAAATTCAACCCATTGATTACTACTGCCGTCAGCATAGTAAATATAGGGAGTCAGCTCAGTTGTATCAAACCACAAATCTCCCGCGGAAGGACTGCTGGGAGCAGTATCAGAAGTAGATACTGAAGCACCTCCCCCACTTTGAGCAGTCCAACTTAAATTTCCTGAACCATCGGTTTTTAGCACATAATTTGCAGTACCATCTGCAGTCGGCCAGCTTAGCCCATCAAGTATAATTTTTCCTGTTCCATCTGGAGTTATAGAAATATTTCCATTGCTAACTGAAACGAGGCTTTGTCCATTAACGTCTAGATCACCTCCCAGCTGCGGAGTTGTATCTCCAATTAGGGAAGATAAGCCTCCAGAACTTACGGTAGTAAACGTAAAGGAACCACTACCGTTTGTAGTTAATACTTGACCATTTGTACCATCAGGCCCGACATCTGTTAGTGATAGTAAACTAGAGCCAGCAGTAATTGTAACATTTGAAGCAGAGGTAACTCTTCCCTGGGCATCTACAATAATTTGAGGTACAGTTGTTGCACTTCCATAAGTTGCTGCAGTAACGCCAGTGTTTTCTAAGCTTAAACTAACAGCCCCGGAGGTTCCTCCTCCTGTAAGCCCATTTCCTGCACTTACGGCGGTTATATCAGCATCAGAGGTAGTGTGTTCCATCAATAGCTCTGTGGCAGAAATAGCAATACCCATTTTAACATTGTAACTATCTGCAGTCGTACTTAGAGTACCATTTGATGTAAGATAGTATGTAGAACCTGTTGTTAAACTAGATTGATTTCTATCAACTCCACCTATTAAATTTACAGTACCCGTACCCCCTGCAGAAATGCTGTCTTCCGCAATTCCTATTACTATATTTTCAATATTTGTTGCAGTGACTGCTTGCTGTATACCATACATTTCACCATCAACCCCACCAGTGCCATATCTGGTATAGCCAAACATTAGCCCTCCAGTTTTGTATATCAAAGTACCGGGATTAATAGTATTACTGTGCGCCATTACATTAACGCTTGAGCCGGATGCAGAGATTTCTCCATTGGAAGCCATAGTAAGACGACTTAGCATTAATTTACGATTACTATTGTAGGAGCCATTTACAAGCAGCACTACAGTATTTGTATCAGGGTCGACCGTGGCTACTGCAATTGCAGCACTAAGAAAGTTATAGTTTATTCCAGAATCCGTTCCTTTGTCTGAAATTGTAACATCGCCATTTGCTTCTATGGTAGCGCTATTAAATCCTACAGGCCAAGTTCTATAATTAAAACCATCATTAAATCTAATCTGATAGAGCATCATAAATTTTGCGCGGTTCGGAATATATACTACATTTAATCCTGCAGCACTCTCTCCATCAAAAAATACGCTTCCAGGCTGATCGTCACTATCTAGTTCTGTATTTTCTACAACCGTTTGGGTGCCTAGCGTTATAGTACCACCAGAAGAAGTCCACTTTCTAAAGTAAACATCTTCTCCAGAGCCGTAAACGGCTAGACCCGCGTCTCTTACAGGATCGTATGCCACTGAAGTTGCAGAAGGAGCAGAACCTAGAGTTACCGCTGAGCCTACTGAAAAAGTATCATTTGAGCTATCATAGGTTAGAGCTCTCATTAGTCCATTTGAGCTATCTTCGTATGCTATTATCCACTTTCCATCATTATCATCATATACAATATTATTATTGCTGTTCCAAGTTGAACTACCACTCCAAATTTGGGTATTACTGCCCCAAGTTATTGCCCCCGTTGATGTATTAACAGTACCAACTTTATAGTAAGTATTTGAACCATCAGAGCCAATCATAACAAGCTTGTTACTTGCAGCCATAAACATAGGACCACCAGTAACTTGATCTGTTGTACCTGGTAAAGTATTCCTAGATGTAATTGTAGCAGTTCCATTCGCTGCTAAGGTAACCCAGGCATACTTAACACTAGAAGATTCGTAAGTTAGTATAAATATTTTATTATCATATGCTGGAACAAGTACTGCTTCCTCAAAATTAGAGTTACTTGTTCCCAAGTAGGTTATCGTAGTAGTTGTTTGAGTAAGCGCTGCACTTGTAGTACTTTCACCTGCAGTCGCATACTGAGAATTCGCGCTTTCGTATACAATTACGTCTCCGGCACTTGCCGCATCAGAAATAGTAAGTTCTGCTTGTACTGTTTTAATTTGATCTACAAAGGATAGATTACCGCTGCCATCACTTTGTATAACTTGCTCTGCATTTCCATCATTATTAGGGAGTGTTAAAGTATAAGAGGCAGCTGCGCTATGTGGAGGACCCTGCAGTTTAACTCCATGAGAATTTTGCTCACAGTTAAGAGTTATAGAGCCAGAGCCTGCGGTTGAGTTTCCTTTTATTTTAAACAGTCCTGAACCATTTGGATCTATTTCTACATCGCCGTTGCTTACTGATGTTATAGTTTGTCCATTTACATCGAGGGCACCGCCAAGTTGAGGTGTAGTGTCAGTAACTATGTTTGGAACAATATCTGCTGACCCATCAAAAGATACACCACCGATAGTTCTTGCAGTAGTTAAAGTAGCCGCAGATCCTGTAGTATTTTGATTACCTGTAATATTAACGCCTGGTAAATCAATGTTTGCAGACCCGTCAAAAGATACCCCACCAAGAGTTCTAGCTGTAGTTAAAGTCGCTGCGGAACCTGTAGTATTTTGATTACCTGTGGTATTAACCCCTGGTAAATCAATGTTTGCAGACCCGTCAAAAGATACCCCGCCAATGGTTCTTGCAGTCTCCAGTATAGTTGCGCTCGCAGCTGTTCCAGAAGTATTTTGATTTCCTGCTGTGTTTACGCCTGGAAGGTTAATATCTGCTGACCCATCAAAAGATACCCCACCGATAGTACGAGCTGTAGTTAAAGTCGCTGCGGAACCTGTAGTGTTTTGATTGCCCCCAATATCAACCCCGGGTAAACTTATATTTGCTGACCCGTCAAAAGATACACCACCGATAGTACGAGCTGTCTCAAGAGCTGTTGCAGTTGCTGCATTCCCAGAAGTATCCTGATTGCCCTCTATATCTACTCCCGGCAGGTTTATATTAGCGGTTGCATTAAAAGATACCCCACCGATAGTACGAGCTGTCTCAAGAGCTGTTGCAGTTGCTGCATTCCCAGAAGTATCCTGATTTCCAGAAGTATTTACTCCAGGCAGATTTATACTAGTAGTGCCATCAAAAGATACACCACCGATAGTTCTTGCAGTAGCAAGAGAGGTTGCGGTGGCGGCATTTCCCGAGGTATTTTGATTTCCGGTAGTATCAACCCCTGGTAAACTTATATTTGCTGACCCGTCAAAAGATACACCACCGATAGTTCTTGCAGTAGTTAAGGTAGCCGCAGATCCTGTAGTGTTTTGATTTCCGGTAGTATCAACCCCTGGTAAACTTATATTTGCTGACCCGTCAAAAGATACCCCACCAATAGTTCTTGCAGTAGTTAAGGTAGCCGCAGATCCTGTAGTGTTTTGATTTCCGGTAGTATCAACCCCTGGTAAACTTATATTTGCTGACCCGTCAAAAGATACACCACCGATAGTTCTTGCAGTAGTTAAGGTAGGTGCACTAGTAATAGCAATATTCGGATTATCAGTTGTTCCTGAATTAGCAATACCTATTCCAACAGCTATGCTTCTTACATCTTTACCCAGTACTTTCGTCATTTTTTAAATCTCCACCCAGCCTATTGTAGAATCTACATACACTAATTCTACAAATCTTCCTGCACTCACTGTACCATTTTGCGCAGCAGAATCAATATTATTAGAGTTTCTAGCTATGGTAGTATCATAGGTAGAAATATTTTTTATTTTTACAAATGCTCCTGCTTCGGGACTAGCTGGAAGTGTTATTGTAATAGCAGAAGTTCCATTTACTATTATTTTATCTCCTGTGGAAGCCTCATAAGCAGAGGTTTTTACTAACCAGTTTGGCTCAGTCGTGGTACTGCTTCCTCCAGAATCTGGGCTTGCAAACTGAACCCATTGATTACTAGTGCCGTCCGAATAGTAAATAAATGGAGTTAAGGAGGTAGAATTCCACCAAAGAGCTCCCGAAACAGGACTACTAGGAGCACTGTCTGATATAGTAACAACTGCGTCTCCTGCCGAGGCGCCGCCTGATGCTACTAAATCAATAGTACCATCAGTGTCGTCATAAGTTACAGTAATATTTGTTTCTGTATTGCCAGAGAACATAGAGCCTACAACGTCTTGAATTGCCTCTGTTAAATTTATATCAGAGGATCCATCGAAAGTATGGTCAACAGTTCCTACTGTGATATTTCTAGCGGTTGTAAGTGTATCTGCGCTACCAGTAACAGATCCTATTAGATCTCCTGTTATATTACTAGCCGTAAAATTACCCGAAACAGATATAGTGTCCGTAGTTGCTGTAATTTCTTGTGTTCCTAGAAAAATAGTACCTGCGTCAAAATATCCCTTTCTAAATCTTGCGGTTGGAGAGCCTAAATCATAAGCTTCAGTAGTGTCAGGAAGTATATGACCATATACTGTAATAGCAGTAGCTGTAGTATCTGCTAGCTTAGTAGTCCCATTGTACAAACCCGAGGTAACAACATCTAAGGTGCCATCAGTGTCATCATAAGTTACCGATGTGCCCGATTCAGTATTACCCGTAAACATTGCTCCAACAGCATCTTGTAACGCCTCTGTGAGGTCTATGTCAGAAGATCCATCGAAAGTATGGTCCGTACCATCTATAGTAAAGTTTCTTGCGATCTGAAGGGTTGTTGCTGTGCCGGCATTGCCTGATACATCCCCGGTTAAGCCTCCGGATACATTACCTGTAATATTACCTGTTACATTACCTGTTAAATTACCAATAAATGTACCTTGAACATTTCCTGCAAAAAATCTGTTTGTAGAAGGATTATAATATAGCGATGTATCTGTTTCTAGCCCCTGGCTGCCTGTGGCCCCATCCACAAAAGGAATATAGCAAATTTCATTCGCGGTGTTATTGGCAGAAATAGTTACTTGAGTAGCAACATCGGCAGTATCTGCATTACCGATTACATCACCAGTAAATGTTGCGTCGCTTCCATCGGTTCCTGCTTCAAGTATTTTGCTAGTACCATTACTAGCATATACATCACCTGTTACATCACCTTCTAAATTTGCAACTAAAGTGGCGATGGAATATCCCGTGGCTGTTTTATCTACAGTTGAAGAGGGAGCAGACTGAGAATCCTTAAATAGATTCCACTTACCGTCACTAGCATCTCTGAATAGCCCTGCATATAGATCTTGGCTTCCCGAAGTATCGTAAATACCATAAAGACCAATATCAAGAGTGTCTGAGCTAGTATTTCCTCTCGCTAACTCAATTAAAGAATCTTCTACCGATATGGTAGCTGCCTCTACTACAACACTATCCCCATTTACTGTTAAATTACCCGCTACAGTAAGATTACCGCTAACACTAACAGAATCTGAAGTAGCATTACCTAGTGTTGTACTACCATTAACTGTTAAGGTATCGGTTACAGTAAGATCGGATCCTATAGTCACATCATCAGGAAGGCCTACAGTAATTGTTGCGCCTTCCCCAGACCCGGAAACTTCTATTTCATTAGTTGTTCCTGCAACAGCCGCTACGTAATTTCCACTTGTTTTTGTTCCCAGAACCACGGCATTATTCTTTATGTGATCCGTACTAACGGATCTATCACTATCGGTGGTTGCGGATGATTTTAGCTTTGTACTATCTACAGCATTATCTCGTATATGGTCTGTAGTAATAGCTCTTGCAGTATCTGTTGACGCAGAAGAAGAAATTTTTGCAGATGTTACTGCAGCATCACGAATAACATCAGTTATTACTGCTTCCGTACCTGTTGCACTGTCTAGCTTAGCTGACGTTACTGCATCATCTTCGAGCTTGCCAGTAGTTACTGCCGCATTCTGTAGCATAGTAGAGCTAATTCCGCCACTACTTACTTTTATTTCAACAGTATCAGTATCAGTATCTACAGTAGTATCAATTCCGTCACCGCCTTCAAAGGTGATAGTATCCGTTCCAAGAACAATACTTGTACTTCCGCTGTCCGCGTAAATAGATATATTAGGTAAAGATGCTGTACTAGTTGCAGTAAGTCGTCCTTTAGAGTCTACAGTAATAACAGGAATAGCTGTGCTGCTACCTACTTGACCTGCAGTAACCCCACTGTCTACTAGAGTTACTGTGGCTGGAGAAGTAGATATTCCAAAATCAGAGCTGTTAAAAGTAAGTGTACTGCCCAATGATATTGAGGCCGAAGTAGTGCCATCGGAGGCTGTAATACTGCTGTTTGCTAACTCTGCATTAACTACTCCACCGGTTTTTATGGAGACTTGTCCAGAACCAGAAATATCAAAATTATCCGAAGAAAAACTAGCAATACCTGCTGCGGACGCGGTTGCAAGAGACGCCGAAGCAGGAGAAACAGTGCTAGTTGCAGTAACTCGCCCTTTAGAATCTACAGTAATAACAGGAATAGCTGTGCTACTACCTACTTGACCTGCAGTAACTCCACTATTTGCTAACGTTAAGGCTAAATCAACATTTCCTGTACCATTAAAGCTAACTCCCGAAGCAGTAGCATCTCCACTAGCACTAAATGTGCGAGAAGATGATAATGCTGTTGCAGTATCTGCATTTCCTGTAACATCCCCCGTTACGTCCCCCGTTAGATCTCCTGTGACATTGCCCGTAAAAGTTGCCGCAACAACATTACTGCCGCTACTAAGAACTGCAGTGCCCACAGAATTTAATACATTTCCTTTTACATTTCCAGTAAGAACTGCGTCTACAGAATTACTTCCATTTGTAAAGATAGTAACATTATCTGAGTTTCTAATTGAACCCCGCAATGGAGCAGTTACTAAGTTGAATTCAACATTATTTGATGTTCCTACAGCCTGGCCAATAGAAATCTGTCCAGAGGATAGAGTTATACCTGTCCCAGCACTAAAAGCGGCTCTATAATCGGTACTGCTAGGTCCTGTATAGCTAAATGCTCCAGTTGAGCTATTATAACTAAAATCACCGTCGCCCGTATTTGCAGAAACACTTAAAGAGCCTCTTGCTCTAGAATCAGTATAGTATAAATTAGAACCTTCTGAAAGATCATCAGTATCTAAGCCATTTAAACTATTAGGAGCTCCATCTAAAGCACCACTAAAAGTAGTTGCAGTTAGCGTATTTGAGCTAGGATTAAAGCGCAGCCCAGTATCTGTGTATATAGTTTGAGACCCTGTGGCCCCAGCAGACATAGGAACGTACCAAGAAGCGTCCGTATTTCCAGAGTCCTGTACGTTAAGATTAGTAGAAGATGTTATAGTAAGGTCTACTCGGTTATTTACATCATCATATATAGCCGACGCTCCAGTATGATTATTGTGCTGGAACATTGGACCAATAGCGTCCATGGCTCTTTCATTAGTAAAATATTTGTTAGTTGTCCCTTCGCTAAGAGTATCAGTATCTCGTGAGGAAAAAGACGAATTAAACCTAGTGTCAGTATAATATAGATTTGTTGTACCTTCTGAGAGATCATCAGTATCTTTAGCAGCAAAATCAGTATTGAATCTTGCAGTTGTATAATATAGATTTGTTGTGCCTTCTGAGAGACCATCAGTATCTTTAGCAGCAAATTTAGTATTAAAGGTTGTATCAGTCAAATACAGATTTGTTGTACCTTCTGAGAGATCATCAGTATCTTTAGCAGCAAATTTAGTATTAAAGGTTGTATCAGTCAAATACAGATTTGTTGTACCTTGTGAGAGATCATCAGTATCTTTAGCAGCAAAATCAGTATTGAATCTTGCAGTTGTATAATATAGATTTGTTGTACCTTCTGAGAGATCATCGGTATCTTTACTATCAAATTTAGTATTAAAGGTTGTATCAGTCAAATACAGATTTGTTGTACCTTGTGAGAGATCATCAGTATCTTTAGCAGCAAATTTAGTATTAAAGGTTGCATCAGTCAAATACAGATTTGTTGTACCTTGTGAGAGATCATCAGTATTGTGGTTAGTTAGACTAGAAACTGTACCAGTCAGAACTGCATCAGTTCCATCTGTTCCCGCTTCAAGTATTTTACTAGTACCATTACTCGCATACACATCACCTTTTAAATCACCAAAAAACTTACCTGTTTGGATTTCAAGATCGTTTGCTCCTGTCAAGATAAGATTACTTGCAACTAATGTATCTGTTACAGTAGAATATGATATACCACTGTCAATAACTATACTACGATTGCCCGCTGTTTGACTAGTAAGCGCAACTCGATATAAAGAGTTAGATCCTGCGGTAGAGATTGCCACTTGAGACGCAGTAGCTGCATTACCGGAGGTGTCTTGATTACCTGAGGTATTAACACCAGGTAAATTAATATTTGCTGATCCATCAAACGATACACCCCCAATGGTTCTTGCAGTTTCAAGAGCTGTTGCAGTATCTGCGTTTCCTGTAACATCACCAGTTACATTACCTACAATATTTGTAGCTATGTCATAGTTTGCAGCAAATCTAGTGTTCGAGTGATCCCATGTAATTGTAGGGGTAGTACCAGAACTCCATGCACCAAAAGTTAAGCCAGCACCATTTATTTCGGTACTATTTGACGCATTTTTAGCTATTGTAATATTTAGATCTGCAACATCAAGGGTAGTTGTATTAAGAGTAGTTGTAGTTCCAGAGACAGTTAGATTAGCAACCGTTAAAGTGCCCGTAGAAGGTACATAAGATAAACCAGAATCTGCTTTTACGTCTCTAGCTGAGCTTGTGCCAGTAACAAAAGTTAAGTAATGAGAACTTGTACTTGTTTCTTCACTATTTATATTAACCTGCTGAGCAATGCTGGATGTGCCTGCTATGTTTCCAATAAAGCTTGTAGCAGTTAGAGCCCCGGTGTTTGGATTATAGGTGAGTACCCCCGAATCTTTTTCCAAATCATGATAGCTTACGGATGAATACGTTGATCCTCCAGTATTATTTATAAAAGTAATAGGAAATTCTGCATCAGTATCTGCATCTGCAGCAGTTGTTACAATAGCTATTTTCTTAGATAAGTCAGTAACACCGCTAACGTCAGCATAGGGATATGATGCGCTTGTTTCAACAGCAAAAGTATTGCCAGAAGCTGTCGGAGTATTAACAACTATATCTGCCTTAATCCTAGAAGTAGCATCCGCATATAAAATTGTTGTTCCAGCCTCTCCAGGATTTGCGGCAGAATAAGACAATAGAGGTCCATCCCCCGAAACTCTCGAAAAGCCGTCAATAGCTCTAACATTATTTGCACGAACTTCGGCTTTTTTATTGTCAGCAGTTCCCGTAATTGCGAACTCAAAGTATCCGGAGCTATTCCATCCTAATCGACTTTCTCCGTACGTTGTATAAGTTCCAGACTGTACAGAAGCAAAAGTATTAGGTCTATCCCATCTAATAAAACACGAGACCAGGGTAGGAGCCGTTTTAAAGTGAACATCGCCCGCATGTATAATTACATCTCCGCCTACGGGAGCATCGTAATTTACACCAGAGATAGCTTGAACACTACCTACTTGTATACTTTCATCCCCTGGGATAAGAATCGCAACCGTAGAATCATCCCCATTAATAATCAATTGATCATGAACAGTAAGCTTGTCAGATATTTCTACATTATTTGGTAAACCGATTGTAGGAGTAGAGCCTTCTCCCGATCCTCCGGTAACACTAATCTCATTAGTAGTACCCGCAATAGTTTGTACGTAGTTTCCAGAAGTTTTAGTTCCTAAAGTAACAGCATCATCACGAATATGATCGGTAGTAACGGCTCTATCGCTATCAGTACTGGCAGAGGATTTTAGCTTTGTATTGTCTACTGAATTGGATGCTATCTTTGTATTGGTAACAGCATCATCACGAATATGATCGGTAGTAACGGCTCTATCGGCATCAGTGGTAGTAGAAGATTTTAGCTTTGTATTGTCTACGGCGTCATTTGCTAATTTAGCCGTTGTTACACCTAGCGAGGAAATAGCTATAGTAGCTGTTGAGCCTTCTGCAGGAGTATGCGTAACAGATATCCCATCTCCGGCAGAAATATCTGATAAGTAGTTACCAGAAGTATCCGTGCCTAAAGTTACTTGTCCTGCAGCAAGATTTGTTGTTATTGATATATTTGCAGAGCCGTCGAAAGAAGCACTTCCTTCCACAGGGCCGGTAAGTTCTATAGTTCTTGCAGTTTGTAGGCTTGATGCCGTATCGGCATTTCCGGTAACGTCTCCAGTTACATCGCCAGTTAAATCTCCTGTAACATTTCCTGTAAAAGTTGCATCGGTACCGTCAGTTCCTGACTCTAGTACCTTACTAGTACCGTTGCTAGCATATACGTCGCCCTTTAAATCACCAGATGCTTTTCCAGTAATAGTGATATCTACTGCCGTTAGGTCATTAAGCTGCATATCATCGTAAACAGCGTTAGTAAAATCAACATTAGTACCAGAACTGAGATGAGTAACATTTGTTACCAGCTTCCATATACCGGCACTCTGATCTTTAACAAAGCCCTCTTCTAGTTCTGTGGAAGACTCATTATAGTGAGCTAAAAATCCTACATCAGTAGTATGGCCTGTATTACCGCTAGCCATATGTAGTAAATTATCTTCAATATCTAAATTAGCTGTATTGATAGTAACAGTTGTACCATTTACAGTTAAGTTTCCATCTACTATTAAGTTTCCGTCAATTTCACCATTACTTGTAACATGGAGCCCGCTCAGAGTACCCCCACTTACGTAGTCATCTACTCTTTGATCTGTATAATATAGATTAGTTCCTTCTGATAGATCGCCGGTATCTTTAGCAGCAAAATCAGTATTGAATCTTGCAGTTGTATAGTATAGATTAGTTCCTTCAGATAGGTCTCCAGTATCAAAACTTGATAAACTAACCGTTGCATCTATAGCCCCATCATTTGCATCGTCATATGAAAACGAGATACCTGCATGAGAGCCGTTGGTTACTAACTGACCGCTAACTACATCTTGTACTCTTTCAGTTGTATGATACTTATTAGTTAAACCTTCTGAGATATCATCAGTGTCTCCACTGAGTTCGCTAAGCTGATCCTTTGCAGCTACTTGAGCATCAACGTATGCTTTTACTGATTGTTGAGTGGGCAGTAATGTAGCACTATCGCTAGTCATGCTGTCTTCGTCAACAAATCCACTAACTGTAATAGTTCCATCACTTAAATCAGCAAACTGTACAGTACCACTAGCTGTAATATTAGTGGCCGCAGTTATTGCCCCAGAAGAAATACTTAAAGTACCATCTGTTAGCGTACCGGCTGTTATAGTACCACTCGCTGTAATAGCGGCAGCTGAAGTAATAGAGCCCGATAAAATACTTAAAGTACCATCAGTAAATCCAGGAGCATTTAAAGAATCTGTAGAATTGTCAAAATATACCCTAGAATCCCCTTGAAGAGATCGGATACCTGAGCGGCCATCAGTTAATACTAAATGTCTATGACTATCGGGTATTGTAGGATCTTCTACAGTATCATCTGTATTTTTTGTAATTACAACCGTTGTTGCAACGCTTGCAGAGGGTGCATTTGCACTACTATCAAATGTTCCGGAAAATACGCCATCAAAAGCGCCTGCAAAGTTTCCTGTAAAAGTTCCATTTAAATTACCTGCGGTAATAATATCTTTTCCGGGATTATATGTAAATGCAGAGCTTGCGAATATATCAGATGTACCTGTTCGAGAGTCGACAAAAGCCATAAAATGCTCAGAGTCGAGCATAACAGTCCCTGTTCCAGAACCGTCGGAAGTTGCAGTGAAGTCTGTCTGAATTACAGTGCCAGTACCTTGATCTATCAAAGGAGTTGCTACAGCTGTACCTGTACCGGTACCGGCACCTGTAGCGGTAAAGACAGTACCTACTTCATTTGAGCTAGCCCCTATAGCTAAGAAATTAGAAGTGCCAACAGTTACAATTCTATATTCAGTACCTGCCGATATGCCATCAATACCTATTTCTGTGCCAGCACTTTTTGCCTTAAAAATTTCTCCAATAGCAGGAGTAGTATCTGTGCCGTATACAATCCAGTTTGATATAAGTAGAACCGTACCAGTGCCTGTGCCGGCACCTGTGGCAGTAAATGTAGTACCAGCAACACTATCATCTGCACCTATCTGTGTAAAGTCAGTATCGCCGGGAGTTATAATCTCATAAACAGATCCGGTAGTTATACCGGTAACAGCTTCAGCTGTACCCCTATCCGTTATAATATACTCATGGCCTGTAACAAGACCATCATCAATTCCAATCTCAATAGCGCCTAGACTTGTCCAAGAAGTATTTCCTAAACTTTTAATAACATATGCTGTACTAGATACAATATCTGTTGCAGTAATAGTTGCATCTTCTACACCAATTTCCGCCGTAGGAGTGTTCTCAACAGTACTGATAGAGGTTATTCTACCCTGTTGATCTACCGTTATTCTAGGTATAGTATTCGAGGTCCCATAAGTGCCAGTTGTTACTGCAGTATTATTTAAATCAAATGTGACTTCGTCATCGGATAGAGTGGTTGTTATTCCTACTCCTCCGGTAAACTGAAGAGTATCGCTTCCGATCTCTACACTACCCCCTGCGCCCACATCAGCATCTATATTGAAGGACGCACCTGACAATCCTATAACATTATTTTGCCAGACATCCTTGTCTTCATTGTACGTCCAAGTTATGTCCCCAGAAGTAACGGTATCTCCGTCACTCGGATTTGATGGAAATGTTAAAGCCATATTATACCCCTAAATCTCTACCCATTGAAAGCTACTTCCATCGTAATAATAGATATATGTTTTCAAATCCGCCGTGTCTCGCCACATATCCCCTTCTTGCGGGTTGGCAGGGGTAGTAGAAGATTGAACTAAAAATACTGAACCACGGTTAATATGTACAATACTTTCAGTGCCATTGACACTTTTTTTAATGTACATATCGCCGTCGTAAGTATTGATTGCAACTTCCCCGAGTTCAAGTTGCGAAGTGGTAGGAGCGGTATTGGCAGAGCCAGACCGCTTTAATTTGATAGTTTGTGCCATTTGGCTCTCCTAAATGCTGCGTATATACGCGGGAGAAAGAATTTAGTTAGAAAGTTCCGCCATCTAAAATATTAGCCCAGCTAGCAACACCTGCTGTTGTCATGCTAAGAATATAATCTGAGGCAGTAGCATCCGCCGAGGGCTTAACAAGTCTCGTGTAGCCTCCGTCGGATGCAGCACCAATCAGTATATCACCTATAGCTGTAGTTGTAATTCCTTTAATATTCAAAGAGGTTGTTGCATCTATTGTAATATCATCAGCAATAACTTGTATAGTATTGCCATTCTTTGAAATACTATTGCCTTCAATAATCTGACCTGCCCCAGAAAACTGAGATACGGTTAAATTAGTTGTTCCAAAAGTAGGAGTTCCTTCATGGGTAAATACAAAACCATTATCGGCGTTTGTAGTTCCTTCTTCGACGAAGGTAAATACGCCTCCAGTAAGTTCGGCCGCTATATTTGCATCTGCTGATCTTGTCAGTACCCAGTTTACCGAAGTACCGTCACCAACAGTAGTAACAGTATAAATACCGTTCTCTTCTCCATTAGTTTGATTTTTTACAAGAACTCTATCGTCTTGAGCAAGGGCCACGCCATCTACGCCTATAGCTGCGAGCGCGCCACTATTAGTAAGAGTTCCATTTGCATTTACATAAGTACCACCAATATCGGCGGTAGTTGCAGCCCGTACAGATTCTTTTATGTCTAAAGCCTGTTTTAGAGCATCTACATACTCTTTTGTAACGAGGCTATTAGTTCCAAATCCAGCTCTGTTTTTATACCCAGAAGGAACAACAACTGTTCCAGTACCATTTGGAGTCAGTTCAATATTTGTATTTGCTAAAGTAGTGGAAATAGTATTTCCATTTAACTCTAAGTCATCTACAGTTAGCTGTTCTAGACCATTTAAGCTAAGAGTGCTTTCTCCAGCATTAAGAGAAGAGGTTCCAAGAGTAATCGTATTTACGGAAACAGCGCCAGAAGTTACAGTAAAATCAGTAGAGTCAAAACTAGCTACACCTAAGTTAGAAGCACTTGCTAGTTCAGCTGAAAAAGTAACCCTCTGATCACCAACTACAACATTTAATCCTTCACCTTCTGAGAAAGTAAATGTTTCTGTGAGTTGAGTAATACTGCTAGTATTAGACGCATCGTCAGCAAAATTGAGTACTGTAGAAACAGGGCCAAAAGAAACTACGCCAGATCCATTAGTTATTAAAGCTTGACCATTAGTACCATCGGTTGTGGGTAAAGTGTAGTTTCCTGATAGAGATACTTCTTTATTAAATACAATTTGCTCGGCAGAGTTAGTAGTGTCTAGTGTAATATAATTATTCGTACCTTCTGATATAGTGAAGGCGGTTGAGCTACCATCAATAATTTTAAATTCGGTTGCTTGAGTTGCAATATCAATAGTGCCGCTATCGATATCTAGGCTAGACCCCGTAGCTACAATAAGATTAAGATTACCTGAAGAAGACGTAATAGAGTTAGAGTCTACAGTAAGATTTGCTGTCTTTAACTGATCTATCTTACTGTCGGAGTCAACAAGGATAGCACTGCTGGCAGTAAGGGTTCCCAGCGTATGGTCGAGCATATCGGTGAATAGATCGCCGCCAATTGTAATAATTGTACCGTCAGCTGCTTTACCTATAAATAGTTTTTTAGAGTCGTCAGAATAGGCAAGCTCGCCCTGCTCCAGACTAGAGGGAGCTGCAGTTGCGGTAGAACGCTTAATTTGAATTGTTTGAGCCATCTGTAACTCCGGGCGGCCTTAAAAGGCCCCTGCGTCTAGTGTATCTGAGTCTGCTCCAGCTGCACCTAAGATTATAGGTACCCACTCGAATACTCCAGAACTAGTTTCGCGATATATTTTTACTTGGTCATCGTCTGTATCGTACCAAATATTTCCCTCACTTACAGAGGATCCCCCGACAGCAGAAGGCTCTGCGGGCTGGGCATAAGAAGCAAGATCAACCAACTGCTTTACAGCATCCTGCACAGTTGTGGCTGTAACTTGACCGTAGGGCGTAAAAGTTATTTGAGCAGAAGGAATAGTACTTGGAAGTGCAAAAGTATTTACTGTTAATGCAGTGTCATCCCCTGAAATACCTACTGTTATGGCATCTGTATTACTTGCTATTATCTCGGTTATTTCTTCTGTAATTGTAAGTTGGATATTTTCTTCAGCCACTTGCTCCCACCGTAATTCCCGCAGTAATATTTACTGTGCCCTCAATGAGTCTTGTAACTATAGAATTATTCAAAGTATGAATCTCCAAGTCATATACATACAAACCTGGGGATAGCGCCGCAGAAGTTGTGGCATCTAGTTCCACTTTAAGAGTGCCTAAGAGCACGTCTGTTACACTACAGTTAAAAACGGCAGCGTCCTCGGTAGCGCTCTTACTAGTTTTCATTTTTGCGCGCGCACCATAGCCCGTAAGATTAAAAGCTGATCCCGATTGCTTAACCACCAAGTCAATTGCAAAAGTAGATCCTTGGTCAATCACTAGGTCATAATTAGCTGCACTCATTTAAATTCTCCATGATTAAATTATAACAAAGGAAACATACGTAGTCAAGAATTATTTTTTAGCTGGTTAAGTTAATTTTCCAAGCCGTACTCTAAGCACATTATTCGAGTCTTTAATGTCTATTCTTGTGTTTGTGCCGTCAAAAAACATAGTAGAAGCACTAGATGATGTGGATGAGATTGTAAGTTGCTCTGCATCAATAGTACCTGTTTCTATGTTTCCTCCGTCAATAGAGGTAATCGCAGTTCCTCCATCTGAAAAAGTACCATTACTGAAAGTGACAACTCCTGTAAAGTTAGTAAACTGAGTTACGTTAGAGTAGGAAACACTGAAACTAGAGCTACCTGCTGTACTTTCTGTGCCGTAATACCTAAGAGTATAGTGGGTGTTAGAGCTAGTAGGATCTTGAGGACGAGGAGAGTTTCTCCACACATTTGTAGTTCCACTATCGTTTATACCGCTGCCAGAAACTACCCCTGTTGAAAAAGTGTAGGTTGATCCGGACGGCGCAGATGGAACTCCGCCACTAGTTTTTTCATAGAACAAATAGCCTTGTACTGTTCGTAATCCCGCAGCTCCGTCGCTACCATCTTGCGCTAATTTGACAGCGGTAGCCCACTCACTATCTCCTATGGTATCTGCAGTGCCCGTGTTAATTGCGGCAGCCTGTGAGGTCCATAAGTAACTTCCCCCTGAAGAAGGTATGGTATTGCTCCAACCGTTCGAGGTGGAAAAACTAAGAGCGCCTGAAGAAAAGGTGTAAACACTGTTTCCAGAGGGAAGACTTCCCGCACTAGTGCTTGAAGTAGTTCTCTTATATATTCGTACCACAGCACTATTTAATCCGTCTTCTCCGTCTTCTCCGTCTTCTCCGTCTTGTCCGTTTTGAGCTAAAACAACAGGAGAAGACCATTCACCTGCAGTTATGGTATCAGAGGTTCCTGTTCCAGAAGCAGCAGCAGCAACTATGTATATAGGATTGGATCCAGTAGGTATAGTTTTAGACCATCCATTAGATAAAGTTCCTGTTGTAATTTGCCCTGTCTGCAGACTAACAGTAACAGATCCAGGATTTGAAGTTAATGCAGTAGAAGATCTTTGATATGCGTATACTAATGCAGTTTTAGTACCTGCAGAGCCTGGATTTCCATCTATGCCGTCCTGGGATAATAAAACTCCTGAAGACCACTCCGTATCTGAGATAGTATCAGAAGAAGAAGTACTGGCGGCGGTAGCCTGTGAAGTCCATAAATACTCTCCTCCAGAGCTAGGAATAGTAGAACTCCAACCATTTGCTGTAGTAAAAGAAATTGCTCCGGAAGAGAACGTATAAGTAGTATTGCCAGAAGGAAGGCTTCCAGAACTACTAGAACTAGTATTTCTTTTGTATATTCTTGCTGTAGCACTATTTAATCCTGGGTCTCCAGCATCACCGTTCTGTACAAGAATTACAGGGGAAGACCACTCACCTGCAGCTATTGTATCAGCACTTCCCGTACCAGCCGCTGAAGCGGCTACTACATACAAAGGAGCACTGCCGGTAGGTATAGTTTTAGACCAACCATTAGCTAGAGTTCCTGTTGTAATTTGCCCACTATCAAGGCTAACAGTAACAGATCCCGGGTTTGAAGTTAATGCAGCAGAAGATCTTTGATATGCGTATACTAATGCAGTTTTAGTACCATTACTTCCTATAACCCCCGCTCTTGCTTTAGAATAGGAAAAAACCTTATCAAAAGTAGGTCCACCATAATTTATAGTCACAGGTATAGTAAGGGTGCCAGAGTCATTACTTGCTAGTACTGCTGTAATATCAACTTCTAAATCAACAGCGGGACTGGACCCCACTGTTCCAGTAGAAAAAGTGAGTCCATTTGAAGGACTTTGAGTAATAGTTCCTACTGTATAGGTATTATCTGCAGGAGTAGCAGAATTATCGTAATAATAACGAGTATCTCCATTAAATACGTTTATAGTAAAATCAGCGCCTGCTACAGAAGATACATTTCCATTTGGATCTGCTTCAAAAACATGAGATTCATGCCCTAATAGTACTGCATACCCGCCTTTTGGCTGTGTACTAGATAAATAGGGATCAAAGGCGTAAATACCTGAAGATAGAGTGACCTCTCCTAACACAGAATCTGCTCCAGTATCCGGAGTAAATGCAGGAGTGTACAAGTTAACAGCAGAAGCAGTTCTAGTAAAAGGTGCTGTAACTTGAATTTCTGTATCGCTTAGAACTTGTGCAATTAATCTATACTCAGCAGATGCAACTTCAGTCCCTGCAGCAGAACTGGAGGTAACTTTCAATAACTGACCCACAATTAAATCAGTAAAAGTAGTGGAAGATCCGGTAAGCCTATTGGATCCAGCAGTGGTGCTGACGGTTCCAGATACAGTAGTTAAACCATTGTCTGTAGCACCACGCTCTTTGAAGTAAGATACCTCTATTTCATTTCCATCTATGTCTTCTACAGTTTCATCGGTATGTACTACAAAACTTCTAAGAGGATCACTGGAACTGCTTGCATCAAAATAAAGATACATAGTATCTGATGAAGACATACCTGCAAAACTTTCAGTTCTTTGTGCAGAAGTAGCTGCGCTAAACTGTATTGAAGAAGCCGCGGGCGGAGTAAATCTAAAGTTTCTTGAATTTATTGAAAATAAACCATTTGATGTATCAAAATTGAAAGGCGCATTAAGAAGCCCTCCTTGAGCTACACTTTCAATATTCCCAATAGAGATAAGTGGACTATTTATTGCAATATTCGATACTTCCCAAGGTGATTTTGCTCCTAAAGTATTTACGGTTCTAATTTTTACTGTATAAGAGCCAGAGGCTACATTAGGTACAGTAAATGATGTAGAACCTTTTGAAGCCTCAACCGAAGTCATATTCGACGGACCAGAACCATTTGATAGAAGGTCATGAGAAATTTCAAACCTTTCTATAAATCTATAGTTTCTAGTACGAGTAGATCCTGAAGAATCAGTATATGTTTCTGTAGGTGGAGTCCATCCTATAATTCCATGATAAGTAGAAGTCTGCCCAGAGTCAGAAGGATCGCCCACAGGTACCATCTCTAGAGATATCCCTGAAGGCGGAGGAACTGTTCCACTCGCTTCAGTATCAGGAATATAATTGGTAGTATAAGTTGGTATAGAGGTATCTACTTCGTCAAATTTAGTCTCATTATACTGAGTTGCAGATATAGAGTACTTACCCTCTCCGTCTTCAGCTAGACCAGCTATTCTAAAAGTTTTTAAGTTTTCAGTGTCTTCATCGTCTCTAGTAATTGCCCAAATATAGTCTTGGAGAGGGGCTTGAGAAAAAGCTCCACTTACAGTAATGAGATCAGCACTAGTCCCAGAATTAGTAATATCCTTTACTTCTACCCTAGTGTTCTTGCTAAATTGTACATCTATGTGATTTCCCGCATTATCATAGTAATTTATGGCATCTTCAATAGTAGGAGGATTGTTTACAAGATCTATGAGCGTACCATCCTCGTCTCTGACCTCGGGAAGAAAAGCGCCTCTTGTATAAGTTGGAGGAGTACCCCCTGAGCCTATAGTAGCTGAATCTTGGGCAAGATATACAGAAGCTCCTGGAAAAACAATGTTTAGCTTACAGTCAGTTCCTACAGTAGATCCTGGACCAAAATCTACAGTCCTATCTAGATATATAGATGAAGTGGTGCTACCGCTTGAGACTCTTCCAGATGCTTCTATATTAAGATCTTCTTTATCTTGAACATTAATTATATCTCCGGGGCGTAAAAAGGAAGCATTTACTCCAGTGCTAAATGATACAATCTCTGTTTCTGTGGTATCCGTTTCTAAGTGCCATTGAGCTAGTCGAGCCGCTTGGGACTCTGAAGTACACCCAAATGCTACAATATCCTGAGATACTATTTTCCCTTGTTTTACTATATTGCCTGTATCTTCTACAGTAAGAACTGTTTTCTTATAAAACTCATCTGGATTATTCCAAGTAACATTTATTTGATTTACTCTTGCGCGCTGACCTGTATAACTATACTCAAATATTCCATTTTCTACATTTCCTTTAGTAAATGTATAAACAGCCTCTTTGGGAGAATCTTGAATACCGACTATCTTACCATCTATCCACGCAAGCATACCTCTAAAGGAACTAGCTAAGTCTTTCAAAACTTTATAACTCTCCTCTATAGTAGACAGATATACGTTACAAGAAAATCTAGGCTCTTGGCCACCTTTTCCGTCCGATACTAATTCGTCACAATATCGTGCAATTTGATACAAAGAAAATTTATCAATATCATCTTCACTAATAAACTCTCCTAGTCCATAATCTTTGTCCGTGAGAATATCATAAAAAATCCATGCAGGATTATTACAATATACTTTACGAAAGTTAATGTTAGTGGGAGAAAGGCTTTCATCGCCTCTAAAGGACCCATTCCAAGAAACATAACTACCCGTATCCGCCCCTGAAGTTGCATTTCTTGTATACTTTGCTTGAGAACTTCCCGCCTCTTCTCGAGTAATATAATTACTGGGAACTTTTATTTTTTTACCATAGATATGATATGAACGGCTAGGAGGAGAGGTGAAATCTTCTGCTGAATACCCGACAACTGCATAGGCGGAAGTTGGATAGCTAAACTTATTTTCTATAATTGCTTCGTAAGAATCAATTGTTGCATTTAACACAGCATCGTTATCGTCGCAGTAATCCTTAACTCCTTCAGGACTTAAACGTCTAACCTCTAAGCTCCAGGAAGTGAATGGTTGATATTTTTTTATATCTACTTCGTAAGTTGCTATAAAAGCGGGATTATTGCCCTTTTTTTGGACTAAACCATCATTGCCGCCGTTAGCAACTCGAATGCCGCTGGGATACTTATAAGAAGCTAGTCCTATACCTCGAGTACTACTTCCAGCAGTAGTGGCCGACCAATCAGGAACATTAGCTAAAAAGTCGCTTCCTCCATAATCTCTACCGTGTACTAATACTGACTCGGCGGACGTAGCCCCCTCTACAGTATATTTGAAAACTACTTGAAACTCTGCATAAGCACTTACATCTTTTCCTTTTGCATCAACGTGTCTTAATCCTCCAGGAAACTTAATATTTACTTTTAATCTATCTATTTCACTTGCAGTATACTGCCCCAAAGATATCCCTGAGGATACTAAAGCTCCTGCTGCCGGGCTCTGAGTGCCTTGACCAGAGGGGGCTGTTACAGCATTTACTAGCTTTAAGGGTTGGTTAACCTGATATACGAAACTTGCCGTTTGGGCACTACCTACAGAGGTTTCATACTCCTCTCCAGAGCGAACACCCGTATAGAAGGCTGTATTTACATTATCGTATGCAAGATTTTTTCCTGTATTTTGTATATTGTATATATTATCTACTGTCGCGGAGGATACTCGTACAACATTATTTGTTACACTCGTAGGAGCACTAGATACAAGAGTAGCAGTTCCATTATTGGTTATGGAAGATATTTTTATAACTTCATCAATAGATATAGAAGTTCCATTAGGTACTGATGTTTGAGGCAAAGGCCAAATCAAAGCATTTGTAGAAGAGTTTATAGTTCTTACTATTCCTCTATATTCTGTGCCGTTTGGGCCAGCTCCAGGAATACGTACAAAATAACCTGCAGAAGATAAAGTACTTGCACTTCCTCCTTTTGGATCACTAGTATGCTTGGCTTGAAATAATGCAGAATTTAAATTAACTCTAGCAAAGCCACGCGGTAGCGCTCCTGCAAGTGTAGAACTTCCTCCTCCTGCCCTTATCTCTAGATACCTATCACCCTCGTTTAAATTTATATCAGCAAATAGACTTCCTGCGTTTGTTACAGAAGTTCCAGAAATATCAGCACGAGCAGTTCTACCCGTTAGCCCTGAGTTTGCATTATCAAGAAGAGAAGTGCCATTTAAATATACACTACCCTGACCATTTACTAATCCCCCTATCTCTCCACAGGCGATTAAATCTACAATACTAGCGTGTTGGTTTTCATATATTGCTGGCATATTTAGGCTCCTCCCTCTATAAATGTCCACTCCGATCCGGTATCTACAGTTGTGCTATATCTGGGTGATCCGGTGTAGGATACACTAACTGGAAGCCCGCCCACAATCAGTTCTCCATACGCTACAGGAACAGGCACACCTTGCGCTATCGTATTTTGGGGCCCATTAAATAAATACGAAGGATCTGTGCCCTCATCTGTTTGGGGGCCTGGTGCTAGTAGCTGCGTTATACCCCCAATTGCAAGACTAAGGGCAACTTGTGTGGCTGCTACGGTAGCATACGCTCCAAATTTCGCTGTTCCAGCAGCAAGTTCTGATAAAGATCCAGTTATACCCGGACCAACCACAAAAGTAAGAGCTATTATCGCAACTGCCGCTAAGATTTTGGCGCCAGCACTCTTGGAACCTGAAGGAACTTCTGTGATAACTATATCTTCACTATTTAAAGATAAGAGCAGTTCCTCTGGTTCTTCTAAAAAATCATTTCCTCTTTGTATCTCAAATCCAACGCCTGCTTCTGCAGCATCTATTAAATACTTTCTAAATCCTGGGGTTTGACAATCTATTAATTTAAAAATATCCTTAATGTTAGAGCACTCTGCTTCCCAATATGAGCCAAATTTTTCTATTCCTCCAATTAAATAAACTGATTGCATCTTACTATCCTATGTAAATGTATACCCCACCCTGCGTGTAGAGACTCTCTGCAAGAAAGCCTGTTAACAGCGTGATGTAAAAACATATCTTCTCCTATATATACCCCACAATGGTTAGGTACATTTGAAAATACTTTAAAAATTAACGCGTCTCCAATCTTAGGAGAATTCACTTCTGTAAATCCATATGACTCAAATAAGTCATCAAAATAGTTAAAACCTTTCTCCCACCAATCATCTTCAAACACAGTTTTTGGCAGCTCAATATCATAGGTTTCTGTGTAGTAGTCTCTTAGTAAAGAATAGCAATCATACTTTCCAAACAAATAATCTCTTCCTATCAAAGGCTGTCTTATTTTAGCTGGTGTATATACAAACTTATCTACTTCGGGCAAAGAGTATATAATATATGGTATCTCTAAAAAATTACTGGCTTTAATATCTGATTCGCTTGGCTCGCAGGTCGCGTTTGGATGACTATGTACTATTGCGTGGATATCTCCTACTAAAGCCGCTTTTGCATATTCTTTTGGGGAAATTACAAAATCTTCTTCAGGATTCTCTGCAACATTTTCACAGTGCTTCCAAACTAACTTGCCTTTTTTATTTAATAATAAGCCGCAGCCTTCGTTTGGATAATCCTCAAATAAGTCTTTTACTATTTCCTTATCTACGCTGTCTAGCACCGGGGAACCCTCCAAAAGGTAATGCTCTATTTGTTTCAATAATACTTATTCCTCCGGTTATACTGGAGTGCTCTTGTGCATTGAATCTAAGGGAACAGGATTTTATTTTTTTACCGCAAATATCTCCCTCTGTCCAATATATACCCTCTTTTATAGTATCATGACTGCCGCCCACCTGCGTGAACTTATTAACTTGCCATAGTTTTCCCGAGTCTATAATATAGTTATTATGCCTACTGTCACGATAAGCATAATAAGTTGTTGATGTAGAGTAAGTAGAGAATACCCGTACTCGTCTCCAGCTAGAACTACTGTCATTAGGAAACGTAGAGGTTGCTTCCAACGCCTGCCAATATGCAGTAACTGTTCGACTACTAGACCCTGTTTTTGCTACTTCGGTCTGAGTTTCGCTAGTAATATAATATGATCCTGCAACAGAGGTTCCTGAAAAAGTAGACATACCACTAAATATAGAAACAGGAACAATATACTCATCAAATTTATTCATAAATACATTATTCGTATCTGTTGCAAGTATTGTTTGATCCCAAGTACAACCACCTACTCTGTCTTGTCTAGATACATCTACAGATGCTCCTCTGTACCTAAAGGGGCAAGCTCCTCCAACAATAACTCTACGCGGAAGTGTTATTCCTGCCAAATCAAAAGGAGCCGCCAGCTCAAAAGTAACAACAAAAGCTGTTTTTGATTTTATCCTATCTATTACATATGTAGCTTTTGGAAACTCTACAGGCGCATTTCCTGATCCAGAATCTCCTGTTCCTCCAACTAAATATTTTTCTAAAGTTGTTCTTCTAGTTAATCTTTTTCCAACGAGCTCTTCAAAACTTAATCCTCCAATCTCGTTTGAAAATACACTGCTTAAATTAGCTATAGAGACCTCCGGTCTAGCATACGAGCCATCAGAAGATACTTCTATACCTTCCATTTCTATAGGAATAGCAACATATGTAAGTATATTACCATCGGAGTCTCTAAACTCTATATCATCGCTATTTTCGTCTACTCCCGCATGAAAATGCGCAAACGAACCAGAGGAATACTCTAGGTCATACAAATGTATATATCCAGAGTTTATTTCTTGTTTTTGAACGTCTTTTATTACATCGCTCATACTTCAATCACCTCATCACTTAATATTTTCTTCATAATTTACCTACCTGTTGTTTCAAGTATCTTTCACCCACTTATTACCAAAGCAAAGGTATTGCATCTTGCGCCAGAACCAGTTTGGCTCTTGACCTTTTCTTGGTCGCCAAGAGATGCCTTCTCCAGGCTTTCCACCAAATATATAACATTGCCATTCTGAGTGTTCAGGTGCTTTAAAAAGAATATAATTTTCTCCGTGAATCGCTTCGTAAGAAGGATACCCTTCTTCAAATACATCGCTCATGCTTCATAAACTCGTCTGATGGTAGCTGTACAGGAGTAAAAATCATTATTATTATAAGAAACATTAAAGTTATCAACCACAGCTTTAATTGTAAACTCCGAACCTGCTGAATTAGTATCAGGAACAGTAAAACTAAAAGCAGTAACCCCTTCTTTTGCATTAAAAAAGGAGACTATATCGTCGATTTCTGCTTTTGGACGATTGTTAAAAGAAACAGAATACTGCTCTTTTAAATTATTTATACCCGCTACGGCTCTTTGCTCATACCCATCTCCAAAAGAAATTTTATTTACCTGTGGAGCAACGGTCCTCGCCATTGTTCTATCTGGAATTCTTCGTATGTTACCTAAATCTAAAAATCCTAGTGCCATTAGGCTGCTCCATATCTGCTAAGTATACCGCCGGGGCGTTTCTGCTTATGCAGTTCTTCTTGAACTACGCTTGCAACAACTTTTCCTAGCGCAGCTGCTTGATTTTGTTGAGACGCTTGATCTTGACTAGTACTTGCGTTTCCTTGGTTATCAATATTGATGTTAATACCAATAGTATTATTTGAAGTTGCTCCAGCTCTCATTTCTACTGGAATAGAGTTTCCGTTAGGTAGAGGTACTACGGCCTCTGTGCCGTGTAGAATTGCGGGATATCCTGCATTTCTTCCTCTTGCTATGCCGCCCTCTGAGTAGCCTTTCATAATACCACCGTTTCGGGCTACTGCTAAAGTTCCTGCTTCTGGGAAGGGACTGCTAATTGCTGTATTAACTGAAGGACTAGGAACCCCTAAAAAGTTTCCAAATGAAGTGCCGCCAATTGCAGATTGAAGTAATCGCATTACGAGCATCTTTGTAATCATTCTAGATATGTCTACTAGTATAGATTTTGCCATACTTGCAAATGCTTGTTTTACAGTCATAGTTCCTTCTATTAATCCATTGAATGCAGTTTGCATATTACTTTGTAGTGAGTCTCCTATCTTTAAGCCCATTTGTGCAATTTGATCTGAGGCTTTTTCTGCTGCAATAAGTTTTTGCTCGGATAAAGCTATCTCACGCTCTGTTTGCGCGATAACCTTATCGTGTGCTGCTGTAGAAACTCCATCTCTTTCCAGAAGAATTCTGTCGCTATATAACTGTTCTAGATCATTTCGTTTTTGTAATAGGGCTATTTCAGCTGCCTCAACTGCTAATACAGTTCTTTCTCTTTGTGCAAAAATATTTGTTAAATTTGCAGAAGCCTGTAGATTAGCTATTTCATTTTTATTTTTTAAGTCTGCTAAAACTTTGTTTCGTTCTTCAATTTTTCTAAGATTATTTACAAAAGCGTCTATTCCGCCAGCAGTCTT